GTTGTTGCCACGACCTTATCTACATTTTTCGCTCCTGCGGTAACTTGGGTTACGGGGATCGCTTTTTATAGCTATTGGTCCACGCTTATTGGATTTTTATTTGGCCTTCCCAACACAATAGCTGGAGCTATTTGGTTAGGTACTACATATGTTCTATATCAATTGAACAATGGAAAGAATCTCTTTATCCGTTATTATAAGATAAAATCAAACATGGACTTGTTCCGAGCACTAATAACTTCTATAGGTTATTTCACAGTGCTGGGTATGATTGTTAAAGCATGCATAAATCTAAGGAAAATTCTTAGAGAACGAGCTGAACTCGAAGTACAGATCGTGGAAGAATTACCTGGACGTGAAGCATCTACCCAACCATTACAATATATGGAGAAACTATCCGTATTGACGATGTGGGTGAGTACAACTCATAAAATGATCAATCAAGTTCTCGCAGCTAAGGGGATAGATACTCGGGATTTAACGAGTCTTCCAGCCCTATTTAATTCCTTTAAAGGAGTTGCATCGAACTTTATGAAGGTTGAACAGATACCTGTGCCTTCTTCTGAGAGCACTATAGCCGATTGTAATGATTGGCACGAAACTCTCCAAAATAGGTTTAACAAGAAGTGTACTGCTCAAGTTTATGAGGGTTACTGTGTTAAATGTGGCGTCCATGCTACTAAACACGAAAAACCAGCTTCTTGCCCCAATAATGTTCCTCCAAAAGAATTTTGCGCTGACTGTGGTCTCTCCGGAGACAAACATGCAGCAAATTGGAGATTTATTGACCCTAAAGACCAAAGATCCCATTTGACTAGATCTGGTTTGACAGTTTTAGATGAAATGGACTCTACCGCTCAAAAGAGAAGAGAAGGTGCAGATGATGATAATCTGGCGGCCTATGTCCCTATGAGCTGGACGGAGTATTATGACAAAGCTATAGCAGCTGTTACTAATCTGATTAATGAAAATAAATTGGATTTCGGATTTTTGCTATCTGTTTTGGTTCTCGCTGTGGCTTATGCAGCGGTGAAACTCGGGCTCGATGAAAAATTGAGTCAAGGTTTTACCTACATAACAGCA